GGCATGGGCATCAAGGGGATCTCGGTGGCCTCGGGCGTCTCGACGGGCACGCTGTCCAAGATCATCTACGGCATGGTGCGCGAGGACGGCACGCGTCGTCCGCCGTGCGCGACGGTGCACGAGCGCACCGCGCGCCGCGTCCTCGCGGTCGGCATCGACCAGGTGCGCGACGGTACCCGTGTCGACGCGCTCGGCACCCGCCGTCGCGTGCAGGCGCTCGTCGCGTGCGGGTGGTCGCTGCCGCTCGTCGCGGAGGTCGCCGGCATCGACACGCAGGTGATGCACCGGCTCGACGATGCGACGCACGTCGAGGCCCGCACGGCCCGCGCCGTCGCCGCAGCCTACGACGAGCTGTGGAACGTCGCTCCGCCCGCCGCGACGAGGTGGGAGCGCGGCAGCATCGCGCGCGCACGGAACGTGGCCCGTAAGCGCGGGTACGCACCTCCGCTCGCGTGGGACGACATCGACGACCCGGCGTGCGTGCCGGACGTCGGCGAGACCTCGCGCGGGGTCGACCTCGACGAGTGGATGCACCTCGTGCGCGGCGGGGACATCCCCGAGGTCGCCGCGCAGAGGATCGGGAGCATGCTCGCCTACGTGCGCCACGTCGCCAAGGAGCAGGGCCGCGCGGACGTGCTGCGCGCCATGGCCGAGCACGTCGTGCTCACCTCGACGCGCGCCGTCGAGATCGCGCGCGCCGAGGCGCTGCTCTCCGACCTGAGGGCCGCGTCGTGAGCGTCGACCTGGACCTGCTCGGGCACCTCGCGCTGCTCGACGCCACCGAGACGGCCGAGGAGTGGGGGCACGGCGTGGCGACGTCGGGACCCATCGACCGATGGGCTGCGGACGGCGGCATCGAGCGCGTGTGGCTGTGCGAGTGCGGGCAGACGATCCCCGACCGCGCATGGTCGCTGCACCTGACGACCTACCCCGACCCGCGCCCGATCCCGACGACGGTCCTCGGCACCACGACCGCGCTCGGCGAGCAGGGCCGCGCGCTGTGGACCGAACTCGCCCAGCAGGTCGGCGCGTGCATCGCCTGCGGGCACGCGCGCATCCACCACGGCATCCACGTCGACGTGCACAAGGAGTCCGGCCTCAACGGCGACTGCACGAGGTGCGGCTGCAACACGTACCGAGGCGACCCCATGCAGTACGAGCTCACGACAATCCGCGAGATCCAAGCCCGACGACGACGAGAGAGAGGTGCGGCGTGATGGACCTGCTCGACCACCTCGAGGAACTCCTCGCCGGAGAGCAGGCCCCCGCCCGCGCGTGGCACGACGTGAGCGAGAAGAGCGCCGTCTGGATCTGGTGCCACCTCCCGCCGCCGCGAAACTCCGCGTGCCACCTCAGGATCAACCTCGGCGGTCGGGACGCGATGTTCGGGCAGCCGGAGGACTACCTCGGCACATGCTCGTGCGGCACGTGGAAGCCGGCGCTCATCCACGGCCGCGACGGGCGGGACGAACTGATCCATGCCTGGTGCGCGCATGCGTGGCGCGACGCCGGCACGACCACCCCCGTCGTCGTCGACGAGCGATCCGGCAGGCGCGTCAGCAAGCACACCCGCTGCGAGTGCGGCACGACGGCCTACGGGCCGTGCGGCGCACTCAATGCCACGACGAGCCACCTCCCTGACGGGCGATGGCTCACCACGTCCCACTGCAACTGCCGCGCGCTCGCGTGGCTCGAGATCTACGGAACACGGAGCACCGCATGACCTGGATCGACAACGCCGCGTGCGTCGGGGAGCCGTCGAGCACGTTCTACCTCGGCGACGGCGAGCACATGCGCCCGGGCCGCTTCGACCGGGCGCGCGACCTCTGCAGTGCGTGCCCGGTGCGGCAGGCGTGCCTCGACGACGCGCTCGAGCTCGAGAAGGGCTGGGGCTCGCACGGCTTCCGGGGTGGCCTCACCGCCGACGAGCGCATGAAGATCATCCGGCGCACCACGCAGTACCGCAAGCCCACACGCAAGCGCGTCCGGGCCGCGAAGTCGAAGCCCGAGCAGAAGCCAGCACCCCCACCGAAGCCGCCCGCCCCCAACGCCCGCACGCCCGAGCGCTACGAGGCCTGGCGCGCATCCCCCGCCTACGCCATGACGCTCGCCGCCTACGAGGCGATCACCGACCACCCCGACCTCGCGCTCGCCGCGCGCCGACGAGCCCTCCTGGAGGCCGCATGACCACCGTCTACACCCAGCCCGCGTGCCAACCGTGCATCGCCACGAAGCGCGCGCTCACCAAGCGCGGCGTCGAGTTCCGTGAGGTCGACCTCACGACCGACCCCGACGCTCTCGAGACCGTCCGCGCGCTCGGACACACACAGGCCCCCGTCGTCGTCTCCGGCGACGCCCACTGGTCCGGCTTCCGACCCGACCGCATCGCCGCGCTCGCGGCAGAGAAGAGGACAGCATGAGCACCCCGATCACCGTCGTGGGCCGCATCGGCCAGGCCGAGCTGCGCTTCACGAGCGGCGGCAAGGCGGTCCTGAACGGGTCGGTCGCGAAGCAGAAGCGCTCCCGGAGCGCTGCTGGCGAGTGGGAGGACTCCGGCGTCGACTGGCACCGGTTCGCGCTCTGGGGCGCGAAGGCCGAGGCTGCCGCAGAGGTCGTGCAGAAGGGTGTCCTCGTCATCGTCACCGGCGACCTCGAGTCCCGCGACTACGAGACGCGTGACGGCGACAAGCGCACCGTGTGGGAGATCCGCGCCCAGGAGGTCGGCGTCATCCCGACCGCCCGGACGTCCGCTCGTGCCGCCGCGCCAGCCACCGACCCGTGGGCCGCCGACCGAGCGCCGCAGGAGCCGCCGTGGTGACCGGCCGCGAGACCAACATCCGCCTCTCGTGCGCGCTGCCGACCGTCGCGGTCGTCCTCGCGCTCGTCGTGCTCGTCGCGAAGATCCTCGGCGCGCCGATCTCGTGGTGGCTCGTCGCCGCAGCGCTCATGCTGCCCGGCGTGCTCACCCTGCTCGCGTTCGCCCTCGCGATGATCGTCGTCGCGCTCATCGCCCTCATCGGCGACACCAGCCGCCGCTAGCCCGCACGCACCGAGGCCCGCACGTCCGCCCACGACGAGCGGGCCTCGGCGTGTCCGAAGAATCGAGACATCCGTGCACACCGTCACCATGACCATCGGCGCGGCGAACCTGCTCACGGCCAACCAGCGCATGCACCACCACGAGCGAGCGCGCATCGTCCGCATCCTGCGCCGCGCGGCCGCCGATGCCGCCGCATCCCAGGGCGCGCCCCGCCTCGAGCGGGCGCACATCGTCGTGCACGTCGCATGGCCCGACCGACGTCGACGCGACGCGCACAACCTCTACGTCACGGCGAAGGCCTGCATCGACGGACTCGTCGACTACGGCCTCATCCCCGACGACGACGACACGCACCTCATCGGCCCAGACTTCCGCGTCGACCCCGAGCTCTCGGGCATCCGGCGCGCTACCCGCCTCACGTTCCACATCAAGGAGGTCCCGTGACCCGCTACCGCACCCGCTCGGCACCTGTCGACGCGATCCGCTACCGACCCGGCCCCGGCGGCAACTGCGCCGAGGTCGCGGCGTTCATCGACGACGACGTCGAGCACGACGACCGCGCATGCACGCCCGAGCAGCCGCTCGAGGTGTTCACCGTCGCCGGCTGGGCGAGCGCGCTCCCCGGCGACTGGATCACCCGGGAGCGCGACGGACTCGGCCTCTACGGCGACGAGCGCTTCCACGAGCTCTTCGAGGAGGCCTCGTGACGCTCTCCACGTGCGCGCTGTGCGGCCTCAAGTTCGACCCGGAGAGCGCCGACGAGCGCCGCCGGCACCGCCTTCTGTACGGCCACACGCCGTCCGCGCGACCGAGATCGGAGTAGTCATGGCCTGGGGAAAGGTCGACGACCGATTGCACTCCCACCCCAAGTGGAGACGCGCCAGTAAGGGCGCGCGAGCCCTCTGGACCACAGCACTGTCCTGGTGCTCGTCGTTCCCGTCAGACGGCATCGTGCCCGCACACATGCTCGCCGCCCTCGATGGCACGACCGCCGAGGCGAAGTCGCTCGTCGAGGCTGGGCTATGGGTCGAGCGCAACGACGGATGGGCCTTCCACGAGTGGTCCGAACGCAACCCGGACGCGAGCTCGCTCATCGCCAAGAAGGCCGCGATGAGCGAAGGAGGCGCGCACGGGCTGCACACGAGGTGGCACGTGAAGCGCAACCTCTACGTGCCTGGCTGCGAGTGGTGCAAGCGGACATAGTCCCGTGCCCTATCGATAGCCCACCCAATAGCCCCCCCTATAGGGAGGGCTATTGCCCTCCGTAATGGCCCCCGAATACTCCGTACCCGTACCCGTACCCAGGGGCTATCGCTGTCGTCTCTAGTTCCGTACAGAGATAGATCCAGTCAGACGTCAAATCGTCACTTACGTAACGCGCGAGGCCGCGACGGATTGACGCCTGACACGAAGGAGAATCCATGCCCACCCGCGACGAGATCGAGCGCATCGCGGCCGCGATGAACGCGATCCGACCCGCCTGGGCCGTTCGCTCGCTCGTCACCTACCTCGAGCGCCACCACGCCGCGCGCACGTACCGAGACCTGGCCGTCGCGGGCGTCATCGTCGCGCTCGACGAGCGCACGCAGACGCCGAAGCTGCTCGAGCAGCACGGCCCGTGGTGGGCGGCCAGCGCCCCGCCGGGCGACACGGGCGGACCGCCGGCCCCCAAGTGCCCCCACCCCGGCCACACGTCCTACCCGGCCCACAACTGCGGCGCGTGCCGCAGCGAAGGCCTCGAGACCACCGCCCCTCGCGACACCCGTCCGAGGGGCGTTCCCATGCCCGCGACCGTGCGGGCCCAGATCGACCGACTGAGGAGAATGTCATGACCAGAACGATCACGACGGCTGCCGAGCTCGCCGCGCTGCCCGTGGGGAGCGTGGTGCGTGGTGCCAAGCTCTGGTACGGCCCTGCGGCCGTGATCTACGTCCGGCAGGAGGAGTTCTGGTACTGCGGCTGGGGCGTTGAGGAGGAGGCGCAGGTCGTCCTCCCCGTCGTCGTCCTGCACGACCCGTCCGCGCCGGTCGTCCGGGAGGTGTCCTGCGAGGACGTGGCCGACGTGCTGTGCGGCAACACCGGGTGCTCGTGCGCCGTGTGCGCCGATAGCGCCCGGCACCTCGCCGACGACCTCCTCGCGCGCTTCGTCATCACCGAGAGGGGCGAGCGATGAGCAACCACCTCGTGACGCTCGTCCGCGACCGCGCCGTCGCGGCCGACGAGCACAGGCAGCACCGTAAGGCCGCGAGTGCGGCGCAGGCACGCTACGAGGCGCTCGGTGACCGGATCGCCCAGGAGCGCGCCCGGCTCGCCCAGGAGACCGCGTCCGCGCCCGACGCGGTGGTCGTGTGGCGCGACGAGGACGGCCTCGTGGCCGGGTGCACGGCATGCGACTGGACGCTGACGCTCGAGCGCATCGACGTCCTCGACCGCATCCCGGACTGGCATGCGGACGCGCACCGGTACGGGCAGCGCGTCACCGTCAACGGTCGGGGGCTCTCCGCGCGCTGGGGGGGGCTTCCGGTGTCGTGTACGACGTCCTGGCCAGGTCGACGCGCGGGCGGGACGAGGTGCTCGTCGCGCTCGACGACGGCGCGTGGTGGGGCTTCTCGCGCAAGCATCTGGACTCGGCGGAGGTGATCCCGTGAGCGCCCTGTTTGAGGCCGCGACGCTCTTCGACATCGACCCTGACCCCGCGCCCGCGGTCACCTCGGGCGTCGACTGGGACCGGCTCGACGGCCTCGCGTTCCTGTACACCGCGACGGCGAAGGGCACCTCCACCGGCATCCGCTTCGCCGCGAGCATCGCCGACGCCCAGCGGTGGTGCTCCTCCGACGTATCTCGCGGCGTCATCCGCGGGACCGCATGGGCGTACATGTGGACCTCGGCGTCGAACTACATTCGCCACCACTCCGGCGACGGCAGCGTCTACGGCGTCGGCACGCCTCGCATCGACCTGACCGGCTGCACGGACAACGGCGAGTGGGACGACCGGATCGCCGCCGAGGGCGTGACAAAGATCGCGCTCGACGAGCTGGCGCAGATCCTCCGCGACTGCGGCGTCCAGGTGAGTGGGCGATGACGATGCTGACCGTCGAGACCTACGTCCAGTGGCGCGACCGTGCGGTGCGCGAGATCGCCGAGGAGTACGAGCTCACGCTCGCCGAGGCGCGCGCCGAGACCCCGCCCTCGATGGTCTCCGAGGGCGAGTGGTGGCGGTACGTGCTGCACGCCGTCGAGTGCGGCGCGACCGTGACGACGAGCCTGCTGCGGTCCCTGTCGGACGCGCAGTGGCGAGACCTGGCGCTCACGCAGCGCCTGCGCGCGGACGACGCGCTCCGTGCGGACTGGGGGCGGGCGCGTGCGGGCTGGACTGCCGCCGAGCGCCGCGCCATGACCGCCCACACCGTCGACCCGTCGCTCGGTCCCGGCTGCACGCGTTGTGCCGCCCTCCCCGACGATCCCGGCCCGTGCGACCCGCCCGAGCCGTACCACCCGACCGAGAAGGAGACCGACCGATGACGCTGCGACCCGTGACCTACTTCGAGGTCGCCTGCGACCACGAGGGCTGCGAGGTGAAGACTGGCGACCTCGCCGACTACTCCGGGTGGCTGGGGGCCAGCCATGCCGTTGAGGACTGGGAGGACAGCGGCGGGCAGACCGTGGGCGACCGCCACTACTGCCCGGACCACCGCGTGCCGGAGTGCTGCGAGTGCGACGCGACCGACGGCCTCGTCGAGGGCCACGTCGACGGCGACATGTACTGCCCGACGCACATCCTGACCGTGAGGAGTGCCCCGTGACCGACATCCTGCCGAGCTTGGACGCGATCCAGGCACGAGCCGACGCCGCCACCGAAGGACCGTGGGACGACGAGGACTGCGAGGGCGAACTCTCCGTCCGCGCCGGAACTGCCATCACCCAGTGGAAGACGCTCCCGAGCGGGACGCGCATGGGCACGCCTGCCTCGTCGTGGAAGTCGTCCGACCTCATCGCGGAGTGGGACCTCGACACCTGGGACTGGGGCGAGGACCCGAACGACGACCAGCGTCGCCAGGACGCCGAGTTCATCGCCGCCGCTCGCACTGACGTGCCCGCGCTCGTCGCTGCCCTCCGCGCCGCGCTCGCGCTCCACCGTGGAGGTGCTGAGGTGCTGGGCTACGACGAGGAGGGCGTCTACGGCTACGTCCCCGCGTGCGTCGAGTGCGGCCACGCGGTGCCCTGCCCGACCGTCCGCGCGGTCACCGCGCACATCGACACCACCCCGAAGGAGGACGGACGATGAGCGAACACCTGACGCCGCTCCGCGCGGCCTACATCACGCAGTTGGAGCGCACCTACCGGAGATTCTCGCGAGGCATCCCCACCCCTGAGCAGTGCCACGCTTGGGAGGCTGACGCCGACGCGATCATCGCCGCCCACGACGCCGAGGTGCGGGCGACCGCCACGCGCGAGGAGCGCTGGCGGTGCATCGCCCTCCTCCGGAAGAAGTTCGGCATCACGAACCGCGCCGCGGGCTGGCTCGACCGAGAGGTTGGGCGCTGGCCTGACCAGGTCCGCGCCGAGGCGTGGGACGAGGGGCACGAGGCCGGGACCATCAACGCGCACGAGCACCGGCACGGGCGACGCATGACCAACCCCTACCGCGAGGGAGGTGCGTCGTGAGTGCGAACAGGCTCGTAGCGATCTTCGGCATCCTCCTCGCCGTCGCGTACACGGTCGGCGCGGTGCTGTTCATGCTCGCCGACCGTCACGGGCTCGCCGCATGGTGGTCGTTCCTGGCCCTCTGGTCCGTCGCGCTCGCGGCGGCGTGGTGGCGGCGCGAGGGAGGTGCGTCGTGAGCGACTGGGCGAGCACGACCGCCGAGGAGAACGCGCGCCTCAACCTCCGGCACCTCGACGAGCTGACGCTGGCCGTCTGCTACCTCCGTGACGGCACCTACTCCAAGCGTCGGTTCCTCGACGAGGCCGAGTGGATCGCGGACGAGTACAGCCCCAGCCGTGTCGCCGAGCGACGCCGGAGGGTCGAGGATGCCAGACGGGAGCTGCGCCGCGACCGACCGCGCCTCGTGTCCCCCAAGTACGCGAGGCTCAACCCGCGCCGACTCGTCGTCATCCGCGACACGGACGCCGAGGGGTGGCCCGAGTGGATGATCTACCGCGGTGCCCAGGACCTCAGCACCCACCCCACCCACGCCGAGGCGATCACCGCCGCGCAGCGGATCGCACGGGAGCGCGTCTACACCGCCTGGACGACCCCGGACAGCGGCACCCGCGCCGACTACGGGCTCATGGTCGGGTGACCATGAGCGGCTACACCATCCACGCCGTCTGCCGCTGGCACCACGGACGGGCACCCCACTGCACCATCTGCGGCGACCCCTGGCCCTGCCGACGAGTCCGCACCTGACCCGAGCGGCCCCGCACCACACCGGGTGCGGGGCCGCAGCCATGACCACGAAAGGAGCACGCATGACCGACGACGAGCGCGACGAGGCGATCGACGCCGAGTGCGACCTCATCCGGGGCGCACTCACCCGCCTCGCGCTTCTGCGCAACCCCGACTACGACGACGACCCGCCCTACGTCATCGGCTGGACCGCCACCGTCGAGTGGACCAACACCGAGCTCGAGCGCAACGGCCAGGGCGGTGTGTTCACCGAGGCACCACGTGGACAGTCGCTCTCCGCCAGCCGCGGCCTCGGCGAGTTCGCCGTCGACGCCTACCGCATGCCACCTGAGGAGGCCCCGTGATCGACCCCACCTGCATCCACACCTGGACCCCCGACGCCGACGCCTACGCCTGCTCGTCGTGCGACGCGACCTCGGCCGCATGTGTCGCGCACGACGGCCCGACCGGATCGAGCCTGCTCATCTGCGAGGGCTGCATCGCCCGCGAGCGCACCGTGCTCGACGTCATCGACCTGCACCTGGACCAGTGGGACGAGCGCGACCGCAACCGGGGTCGCTCGCCGGCGGCCTTCACGCTCGTGCCCATGGCTCAGGCGCGCGAGGACGGCGAGGGCGGGCCCGAGGACATCCACGCCGCGCTGCTCGGCTGGGTAGCGCGCTGGACCGAGCACACCGGCGCGAGCGGCCAGGGCGCGAGCGACTACCTGCGCGGGCACATCATGTGGGCCGCGCACAACCGTGAGGCGAGCTCGTGGGAGGAGTACCGGCGATCCGTGCGCAGCATCCGTGCCGCCGCGCGCTCGCTCGTCGGCCTCGCCCCCGAGCGGCTGGCGGACCGCTGCCCGCACTGCCGCGCGCTCGTCGTGCGCGACCGCTGCGACGCCGAGGGCAGGCCGCACCCGGACGGGCTGCAGGACGAGCCGAGGTGCGTCGGCTGCGGCACCGTGTGGCCGAACGTCGAGAGGTTCACCCTCGCCGTGCACGAGCGCATCGAGACGCTGCCCGAGGACATGCCCGACACGTGGGTGACGCTCGCGGAGGCCAAGCGGTTCTTCCCGGACGTGCCCGCCGTGTCGTGGCGGGTGTGGCGCTTCCGGGGTCGGCTGCGGGCGCAGGACGGCTACTACCGGCTGGGCGACGTCGTCGCGCTCGTCAACACGCGGACGACGGTTAGCGTCTCGCGGCCGATGTCTGCTACGGTGTAACGCATCCGGGTGCTTCGTGCACCCAAAAACAGGCCCCGACGTCACAGGCGCGGGGCCTTCGTCGCGTCCAGGGCCGGATGCGACTCGGCGTCAACGCGGGCCGGGACCGCGAACACATCCCGCGAAGGCCGGCTGAGGGGCCTACCCCGGTGATTCTCCCCCTTGCAGCGCCGCGACCTGCGCCACCACTCGGCGGACCCCCTGACCGCCACACGCTCGCCCCGACCGCTGCGCGGGGCGAGCACCGGACAGCGTGAGCGATGGACGCTCAGGCGGCTGTAAACCGCCCGCTCCGGCACCCTGGTTCGATTCCAGGGCTGTCCACGAGACCCCCGCGTTCTAGGCCGTGGGGCGTCGTCTACTCCCCTCGTCACGGCCCGGACCGTCGACCAACACTCGCCGCGCATGCGACCGACGAGAGCCGTCGTGACGAGGGGGCACGAGCTCGACGAACACCTGAGGGCAGGGGCCCACCCCCCCTACCCGGGTACGTTCGAGACCGCGGGGTTCTGCTGATTTCCGGACGTACAGGTTCGGGCGCTTTCCAGTGGTGGCCATTCCCGAGCGTGGAGGTGCCCGATGCCCCGCGCCCCGAAGGCCTGCGGCCGCCTCGGTTGCGAGGCCCGCGTGTCCGGTCGCACCTACTGCGACGAGCACGCCCGCAGGCCGCTCTCCCCGTCTGCTCGCGCGGCCCGTGATCCCGACGAGCGTGCGCGTCGCCTCGAGGCCGTGACTGCATGGGTTGCCGCGAACGGCTGGGTCTGCCCCGGCTGGGGGCGCGCGGCGCACGAGTCGCACGACCTGACCGCCGCGCACTCGATGGCCGTCGCGCTCGGCGGCGTCGGCTCGCACCTCTCCGTCCTTTGTCGCAGCTGCAATAGCCGCCAGGGCACCGCCCCGTCCTGACCTCCGACATGGCGTCGGGACACCTCGTCTCCGACATGGAGGTCACGTCATGCCTGGTCCCGCACCGAAGCACCCGAGCGTGCGCGCCCGGAGGAATAACCCCAAGGCTGGGTTCCGCATGCTCCCGGCGGACGGCCGGGTCGGCGCAAAGGTCCCGCCATGGCCGCTGCAGCCAGACGTCGAGAAGCAGGCAGCGTTTGAACTCGCGCGCGATCGCGTCGCGGCTCTGCAGGTTGAGGTCGAGGAGGCTGAGGACGGCCGCACCAAGGGTCGCCTGCGCCGCGATCTGAACAAGAACGAGATGCTCGTGGCGACGCTCGGCCTGCAGATCGAGCAGGCGCGCGACGCCGAGGTGGCGCTCTGGGCCGACCTCTGGGCGATGCCCCAGGCGGCAATCTGGGAGGAGTCCCACGCCGGCCGCGAGGTCGCGCAGTACGTCCGCTGGAAGATCCGCGCTGAGCAGGGCGACCTCAAGGCCGCCACCGAGGCGCGCATGCTCTCCGATCGCCTCGGCCTGAACCCGAAGGCCCTCATGTCGCTGCGCGCGGAGATCGAGCGCGCTGGCGAGGCCGAGGAGCGCGGCGAGCGCCGTCGCGAGGCGCGCAAGCAGAAGCCTCGCTCCGGCGACGACCCGCGCGGCGGCCTGTACGCGGTCCCGTCCTGATGGGACTGCTGGTCGTCCCTGGGCCCGACGTTGAGCCATGGCCGACGATCGGTGCTGAGGTCTGCGACTTCATCGAGGAGCGCGCGGTCTACGGCCCGGGATCGCTGCAAGGCCAGCCCTACGTCATCGATCCCGAGTTCCGCGCGTTCATCTACCGGCTCTTCGAGGTGTACCCGCAGGGGCATCCATGGGCCGGGCGGAGGCGCTTCAAGCGCGGCGGCCTCTCGGTCCGCAAGGGTCTGGCCAAGACGGAGAAGGAAGCGCTGCTCGTCTACGCGCACATCCACCCCGAGGGCCCGGGGAAGTGCGACGGCTTCGACGCCTCCGGCAACCCTGTCGCTGCGCCGGTCATGTCGCCCTACGTGCCGATGCTCGCGTTCTCACTCGATCAGGTCGAGGAGCTCGCCTACGGGGCGCTCAAGTACGTCATCGAGAACGGGCCGGACTCCGATCTGTTCGACGTGTCACTCGAGCGCGCGCTCCGGCTCGACGAGTGGGGGCGCGCAGATGGCGGCGCGTGGCCGCTCGCGAACGCACCCGACTCGCGCGACGGCGGCCGCACGACGCTGAACGCGTTCGACGAGCCCCACCGCCTCCACCTCCCCCGGCACCTCAAGGCGCACGAGACCATGGCGGCCAACCTCGCCAAGCGCCCTCTCGAGGACCCGTGGTCGCTGTACGTCGGCACCGCGGGCGAGCTCGGCCAGGGGTCCGTCGCGGAGAATCTGCACACCGAGGCCGAGGCGATTCGGGACGGCAAGATCGACCGCCCGGACCTCTTCTACCTATACCGCACGGACGACGGCGGCCACGACCTCGAGGTGAAGGCCGAGCGGATCAAGGCTGTCGCCGAGGCGACCGGCCCCGCCGGCGAGTGGGGCCCGGGGCAGTTCGACGACATTGCCTCCCAGTGGGACCGCCCCGGCGTCGACAAGGCATACCTCGAGCGCGTGTGGCTGAACCGCTGGGTGAAGTCCGGCCAGCAGGCGTTCGACGTCAAGCGCTGGGCCGACCTCAAGCACGTCGGCGGCGACACCGAGGCCCCGCTGCGCGGGCGCATCCCCGCGGGCGCGCCGGTCGCGGTCGGCTTCGACGGTGCGCGACGCCGCGACGCCACGGCCTTCGTCATCACCGACCTGCTCACGGGCACGCAGGAGATCGCTGGCCTGTGGGAGAAGGATCTTGACGACGACGACTGGGAAGTGCCCGAGCCAGAGGTCGACCAGACAGTCGAGCACATCTTCTCGCGCTACAACGTCTGGCGCATGTACGGCGACCCGCCGTACTGGGTCACCGAGATGGGAATCTGGGCCGGTCGACACAAGGGCCTCGTCGAGGAGTGGTGGACGAACCACTACAAAAAGACGGCCTATGCGATCCGCGCCTACCAGGAAGCGATCGCCTCAGGTGCTGTCGGCTGGACCGCCTCGGACCCGTGCGCGCCCGACTTCGCCCGCCACATCGCTGCGGCCGGGCAGGTCAAGCTCAAGAACATCGTCGACGAGGACGGCCAGTCGCTGTACATCCTCGGGAAGATCCACCCCGACCGAAAGTTCGACGCCGCGATGGCGGCCATGATCTCGTGGCAGGCCTACCTCGACGGCGTGAAGTCTGGCCAGGCCAAGGCTCACATCCCCGCCCGCCCCAGACGCATCAGGTGAGAGGAGGCGGCGTGAGCATCGACGTCGAAACCGTTCGGAGCCCAGGCTGGTGGCTGCAGCGGCTCGCTCGCAAGCAGGATGCACGCGCGGCCGAGCTCAAGGACCTCTTCGCTCGGTACGAGGGCAACGCTCCCGTCCCGACATCGCTGCGTGACGCTCCAGACTCGGCCAAGCGCTTCTTCAAGGCCTCGCGCACCGCGTTTGCCGAGATGATCGTGAAGTCCGTGAAGTACCCGCTGCGGCTGCAGGGCGTCTCGACGCCTGCCGATGCCGGCGAAGGCGGCGATCCCGAGGCGTGGCGCATGGTCGTCCGCTCGGGCATGCGCATGGAGGGTGACGACGCGATCCGACTCGCACTCACGGCGGGCAGCGGCTATGCGATCGTCGCGATGCATGACGATGCCCCTCGATACACCGCCGAGGATCCCCGGCAGGTTGTGACAATCCACGACCCGGTCGTCCAGGCGAAGGTCCTCGCAGCTGCAAAGTTCTTCCACCACGACGTCGACGAGCGCGCCTACGCGTACCTCTACCTCCCCGGGCGAGTCTGGCGTGCGTTCACGAAGCGCAAGCGCCCCAACGGGGCCCGGTTCTCCGCCGCATGGGACTGGGACCCCGAGTTTGGCGGCGAGCTCGGCCAGCCGCTCCCTGAGGGCTGCGAGGACCTGCTCCCCGTGTTCCGGTATCGCTCCGAGGAGGGCGTCGGAGAGTTCCAGCGCCACCGCGACCTGCTCGACCGACTCGACCACATGGTCCTGCAGGGCATGTCGATCGCGACCTACCAGGCGTTCAAGCAGCGCGCGCTCAAGATCGACCCCGAGGACCTGCCGCAGGAGGACCCCGAGACGGGTCAGAAGATCGACTACGACGAGGTGTTCTCGTCGGACCCGGGCGCGCTGTGGATCCTGCCTCCGACCGCCGAGCTCTGGGAGTCGGGCGCGATCGACCTTACCCCGGTGTGGACAGGGATGGAGAAGTTCACACAGCAGCTCTCGGCCGTAACATTCACGCCGCTGGCGATGTTCTCGCCTGAGGGTCAGAATCAGTCCGCCGCTGGCTCGGCGTTCGCCCGCGAGGGTCGCACGTTCAAGATCGAGGATCGCCAGGACCGCTTCGGCGAGACGCACGCTCAGGCGCTCGCGGCGATGTTCCGCATGGTCGGCGACGACGAGCGCTCGCACTTCGAGGACCTCGACATCATCTGGCGGCCAGCCGAGCGCTACTCGCTCGCGGAGAAGGCCGACGCGGCCGTGAAGGCCAAGACGGCCGGGCTCCCGTGGAAAACCATCGCGCGCGACGTCTGGCAGTACTCGCCGCAGCAGATCGCGCGCATGGAGTCTGAGCGCGCGGACGACATGTTCCTCGCGGCCGCGCTCGCCGGCGACGACGAGCAGGGCGCGGCTGAGCCTGCTGCAGCGCCCGGGGGGGGCACGACCGTGGAGAGTCCCGCTGACGCGAAGATGCGCGCCGACACGCTCGGCGTGCTGCGACGCTCGGGCGTCGAGGCGAGCCAGGCGGCCGAGATCGCGGGCTACTCGGGGATGCGGTTCACCGCTGACCCGGTGGCTCTGCGGGAGCCGACGCAGTCGTGAACGTCGAGCAGGCGACCCGTCTCGTCGATGCCGAGAGTGCCGCCCAGGCGCGGATCGAGCGGCGTGCTGCGGCGAGCGTCGCATCGACAGTCGGAGCGGTCGAGTCTTGGTACGCGCCTGCCGACGTCCGCGCGCTGTCTCGGCAGGTCGGAGAGATCGCGCGCTCATCCTCGCTCGCCGCAGCCGGGGCCACAGACGCCTACCTCGTGCGCATGCTGTCGTCGATGCTCGACGCCCCCGCGAAGAGCGTTGGCGTCCTCGACCTCTCCCGTCCGCTGCGATCCGGGGTGGCGTCCTACGAGCAGATCTACGAGCGCGTGGCGCAGACGGTGCGCTACTACGAGTCGACCGGCCTCTCGCGTGCCGAGGCCGTCGCGCGCGCCGCTGAGCGCGCCGACGCGATGATCCGCACCGACCTCGCGCTCGCGCGACGCGCTCAGGCCCGCCGCGTGTACTCGGCGACTCCGGCCGTCACGGGATACCGGCGCGTCATCCGTCCCGAGCTCTCGACGACTGGTGTCTGCGGGCTGTGTGTCGCTGCCGCTGATCGCACCTACTCGCGTGCAGACCTGCTCCCGATCCACGACCGGTGCCGCTGCACGACGATGCCGATCATCCGCGGCCTGGACCTCGGCCTGGCCGTCGACGAGGGCCTGCTCCGCGCCGTGTACGCCGAGTCCGACTCGACGTCGGGTCGTGACCTCAAGCGGGTCCGGGTCCGCATCGAGCAGCACGGCGAGCTCGGCCCGATCCTCGTGAACGCGGCGCACCGCACCCGCGCCACCGCCTGACCGCCAGCCCGGCACGGGCTGACCGACCTCCGACAGGGAGACCTCATGAGCACGAGCATGTACCGCCCCGCTACCGACACCATCGACCCGGCCGCCCCTGGCGGCATCGAGGCGATGCTCGCCTTCCACCGCGCCGCGTTCGGCGACGCCCGCATGGAGGTGGGCGACGGCGACGACGGCGAGGCTCCGGGCGACGAGCCCAAGGTCAACGAGCACGGCTTCCCCGACGCGACGCCCGTCAAGGACATGACCGAAGGGCAGCAGGCTGCGTACTGGAAGCACCAGGCGCGCAAGCACGAGGACCGCGTCAAGGCGATGGGCGACTATGACGCGCTCAAGACCGAGCGTGACGCGCTCAAGGCGAAGCACCTCACGGACGACGAGAAGGCGCTCGACGCTGCGACCGCCAGCGCTGCCGAGAAGGCGCGCTCCGAGGTGCGCAGCGAGTACGCCGCCCGCCTCGTCGCCGCGGAGTTCCGCGCCGCCAACTCCGGCCGCATCCCGGCCGAGAAGCTCGCAACCGTCCTCGACGGTATCGAGCCCACGAAGTTCCTCACCGCAGACGGTGAGGTCGACACCGACAAGGTGCAGGCGTTCGTCGACGGCATCGCGCCGACGAAGAGCGACAAGTGGCCCGACATGGGCCAGGGACGACGCAAGCAGAGCGAGGCGAAGAGCGTGGCCGCGGGCCGCGACCTCTACAGCACGCAGCACGCGAAGAAGTCCTGACCCACCCACCACAGCACGGAAGGAAACCACCATGCCGCGTCTCAAGACCGAGACCTTCGGTGGCGGAGACCAGTCCTGGCTCGGGTCCACGCACGGCATCGCCAACGCGCGCACCGAGATCCTCGACATCTCCGCGTTCACCGCGACCACGCACTACCCCAACGGCTTCATCCCCTCGGGCACGCCCGTCGCGAAGGTCGGGGGCCTCCTCGTCCCGTACGACAAGACCGAGGAGACCACCACGGCCGCCGGCATCCTCGCGGGCTTCGTCCTCACGGACCAGCCCGTCGTCGGAACTGCCGACTTCGCCGTGCCGCTCATCGACCACGGTCGCGTCCTGGTCGACAACCTGCCCACCACGTTCGTCGCCCCCGCGGCCGCCGCCAAGCGCGCCGCCACGACGATCGTCTTCGTCTGAGAGGGGGAGCAAGATGGCTCTCTGGACCGACATCATCGACCCGGCCACGCTCACCGGGTACGTCCGCGAGGACCTGTCCGCGATCGAGCAGCGCCGCGGCTCCCTCGCGCGCTACCTGCCGAACCGGGTCGTCTCCGACATCGTCGTGCGCTTCATCGCCGGGCAGGCCGGCCTCGTCCCCGAGGCCGAGTTCCGCGCCTACGACGCCGAGCCCACGGTCGGCAAGCGACCGAACGCGAAGCGCACGGTGCTCGAGCTCCCCGCGATCGGGCAGAACATCCCGGTCTCGGAGTACGACCAGCTCCGCACGCGCAACGCGTCGGACGAGGCGATCCTCCGGGAGATCCTCAACACGGCCCGCCGCGTGACGCTCGCTGTCGCCGACCGTATGGAGCGCCTGCGTGGCGTCGTGCTGTCGACCGGCGTCGCGACGATCTCCGAGATCGGCGCGGCCGACTCGTTCGGGCGCACCGGCACGCACACGACCTCGGCGTCGCTCCTGTGGGACTCGGCCACGTCCGTCTCGCGTCTCGCGGACCTGCAGACGTGGTCGGACCGCTACGAGGCGACGAACGGCGTCGCCCCGGGTTCGATCGTCATGTCGCGCAAGGCGTTCCGCGTCCTCGCGCAGGGCGACGAGTTCAAGACGTCGCTCGTCGGCGGCGGCTCGCGCCCGGCCACGGTCGCGGACGTCAACGCGATCATCGAGGGAGCCGGCCTCCCGCCGGTCGAGGTCTACACCCGGCGCACGTCGGCGGGCCTGGTCCTGCCGGAGAAGGAGGTCCTCCTCCTGCCCGCGCCGGTCGACCCGGACGCGTGGGAGGAGACGCAGCTCGGTGCCTCGTTCTGGGGCCAGACGCTGTCCGCCTCGGAGGCCGGCTGGGGTATCGAGGAGGCCGAGCAGCCCGGCATCGTCGCGGGCGTGTACCGCAACGAGAAGCCGCCGATGATCGCCGAGGTGATCTCGGACGCGATCGGCATGCCGGTGCTCGCGAACGCCGACCTCTCGCTCAAGGCGACCGTCCTCGCGTGACCGATCCCGTGGGGCGCGGCGCGATGCCGCGCCCCACGGGGCAGCCTTGAAAGGGGCCGAGCATGACGAAGATCCGCCACGACCTCGAGGGGGTCGTGTTCCCGTACACGGCAGACGGCACCCCCGCCGGCTTCCACCTGTCCGCGGGCGACGAGGTGCCGGACGGCATCGTCGTCGGCCCGCACCTCATCGAGCCCGAGACCCCCGAGGCCAACGCTGCCGAGGAACCCGAGCCTGCGGCCGAGGCTGCGGACGACGAGCCTGAGGCCGAGTCCGCGGGCGACGAGGTGCCGGACGGCCGCGCGTCGCGACAGGTCTGGGCCGACTACGCCGACCGCATCGGCGCGGCCTACCCCGAGGGCGCGACCAAGGCCGAGATCCGTGCCGCGGTCGAGGCGCACTCGGCCTGACCCCAGGAGGACATATGGCCACCCTGGGAGTCACGCCCGCCGACATCCGGGCCGCCGGGTTCGGCCTCGACATCCCGACCGGGGCAGCGGTCGACACGCAGATCCAGACTCTCGTCGACAAGGCCGAGGCGCGCCTCCTCGCGGCCGTTCCGTCCATCCATCGTCGCATCGCCGCCGGGACGCTCTCGGTCGCGCTCGTCGAGGGCGTCGTCGAGGACATGGTGCTGCGGGTCATCAAGAACCCTCGCGCGCTGCGCCAGATGGGCGTGGACGACTTCCAGGCGACGATCGACACGGCGGTGTCCTCAGGTGCGCTGTATGTGACGACCGGCGAGCTCGCGCTCCTCGCGCCGCCGCCGCGCGGCGCTGTCGGCAGCGTTCGCATCGGCCTGCCGGGATGGAGGCTGCCCGGTGCGTGACGTGATGCTGTTCGCTCGCCAGGCGGGCGCGACCCTCGCCGAGTCGCTGTTTGTCGACTCGGCGAGGGTCGAACGGCCGGGCACACCTGACCCGCTCACGGGGCTCCCGCCCATGACGCTCGTCTACCGCGGCGCGTGCAAGGTGCAAGAGTCGCGCGTCCCGACCGGCGTCGACCGCGAGGCCGGTGGTCGCGAGTACATCGTGCACTCGCGTCAGGTCCACTTCCGCGTAGGCGCGTTCGACCCCGAGCCGGGGCTGGTCGTCACGATCGAGTCCGCGGCCATCGATCCGACACTCGTCGGGCGCCACTTCCGTGTGTCGCGGAAGCCCGGGAAGTCCTCGGCCACGGCGATGCGCCTCGCGGTCGAGGATCCGTCGTGACCTCCCTCGAAGCCTCCGGCTTCTCCGAGGTCATCCAAGCGTTCGCGACCGCCGAGCGCGCGTCGGCGTCGCAAGCGCGAGCCGTCGTCGAGCGCGGCGCGATGAACATCAAGAGGCAGTTGCAGCGCGAACTGTCCGACTCGAAGCACTTCAAGGGCGTCGCGCGCGACGTCTCCTACGACGTCCGCACGGCCGGCGCGTTCGGCGGCGGCATCATCGAGGCCGAGATCGGCCCCGAGTCTGGCCCGGGAAGCGCCGGCAACCTCGCGAACGTCGCCTACTTCGGCACGTCGCGCGGTGGTGGCACGGTGCCAGACCCGTCGCTCGCGCTCGCCGCCGAGGTCCCGCGCTTCGAGCGTGAGCTCGGGCGGCTCGTCGGAGAGGGGCTGTGATGCTCGCGCACATCCAGGCGATCCAGTCGGGGCTCTCGTCGGCCGGCTATCCGGTCTACTTCGTGAGCGTCCCGAGCGCGCCGACGTTCCCCTACGTGCTGCTCTGGTCTGGCACCGGCAGCCCCGGCTCCGAGGAGCCGCTTTGCGGGCCCGTAGGTGACATCGAGGCGGTCGTCGGCGTGACGGTCGTCGCTGGAACGCCTGCGGGCGTGCTGACGGTGCAGGCGAAGGTTCGCGGCATCCTCTCCCCCGGCGACGCTCGCACAGCACTCACGGTCGCCGGGCGCTCGGCGTCGCTCAAGCGCACGGGCGGCCAGACGGTGCAGGTCGACCGCGATGTGAAGATCCCCGGCACCGACACGAGCCCGGCGTTCTCGGTCGACCTGTACGACCTGCACTCCACGCCCTGCCTGTAGTCCATCCGTCCCGCAGCCCCGAGCACCTCGCTCTGGGGCTGCTCGTCATGCCCAGGAGGCACCTCATGGCGTTCGTCGAGGTCTACCGCGCCGACATCGGCGAGAAGGTCCGGGTGCCCGAGTCGCACCTGCGGATCTTCCCCGGCGTGTTCACCACCGCTCCCCGCCGTCCGGCGGAGGCCAAGGCCGCTCGCTCCAAGCCCGCCCGTCAGGCCAGGTCCGCCCGCCGGGCCGCGCCTGAGCGTCAGGCCGAGCGCGCGGAGTCCAACCCCGAGTCCGCGGCCGAGTCCGCGGCGATCCCCCAGGAGGACGCATGAGCGTCAAGACCCTCGCGGACGGCAACACCAAGGTCACGCTGCTGGCCGCCGCCCCCGCCGACAAGAACGCGATCACCCTCACCGAGCTCACGGGCGCTGGCGCGAAGGACATCTCGTGCCAGATCCTCAAGAGCGACTTCGACTACGGCCCGACCGGCTCGGAGACCGTCGACGAGGCCCCCCTCTGTGCCGAGGGCAACGGCCAGACGCCCGGCCTGTCGAACTTCGGCGGCGGCTGGTCGATCTTCCGCTACTGGGACCCCGAGACGGGTCTCGCGGACGACACCGACGACTTCCTCTGGGAGGCCGCCAAGACCAAGGGCACCACGCTCTACCTCGCCGTCCGCGACTCGCACAAGAAGTCCAAGGAGGCGTGGGCCGAGGACGACGAGTACCGCTACTTCGAGGTCGTCACGGACGACCCGCAGCGTGGCGAGCGGAGCGGCTACATCAAGTACCGCCAGACGCTCCTCCACCAGGACGCGGCGCTCGACAAGCTCGTCGTCGCCGCCGAGGGTGGCGGCGAGATCGAGAACGGCTGACGCCGACAGACCCCGCGCGGCCCCGCTCTTCACGGGTCCGGGGCCGCGCGGACCACCACCCCATCCGACCCGTGACCATCCAGACCCGTGGAGCAGACCCGTGACTGACATCAACGTGAGCGCCGAGAGCGCGCAGAGCATCGACCTCGAGGCATGGCTGGGCGGAGCGACCGTCGCCGAGGCGTCCGTGGACGTGTACCAGCGCCCCGACCTCCTCGCCCGCATCGAGGAGTGGCAGCGCCGCTACGAGCGCGCCGAGGACTTCGAGCGGCAGACGGGCGGCGAGCGCTCGGCGGGCGAGGAGGACCCGCTCGCGGCGCTCGACGCCGAGGGTGAGGCGCTCCTTGCCGACCTCGCCGCGTCGCGCTCGACCTGGTACCTGCGCGCCCTGTCGTCGGCCGACGAGCAGGCGATCAACGCCGCGCACCCGCTGCCCGAGCGACCCGCGACGTTCTCCGAGAAGCCGCCCGTCATGCAGAACCGCCCGACCGACGCGCAGGCGCGCGCGTTCATCAAGGCCTACGAGGCGTGGCAGGCGCGCGGCGAGCAGTACCGGCTCGAGCACGAGGCCGAGTCCGAGGCGTGGGCGCAGTCGACGACGGCGGCGCTCATCGCTCGCGGCGCGGAGAAGATCGCGCGCTCCGTCGCGCGGATCGAGGTCGGCGGCGAGGTCATCGCCACCGCCGTCACGCTCGAGCAGGCCCGCTCCCTCCCCGAGCGCATCGGCGAGGTGCAGGTCGGCAAGATCCTCACGGCGATCAGCGCCGCGACCGAGCTCGAGCCCACGATGCCCGCCCCTTTCTCGCGTCGCGGCTCGGAGACGACCCAGGACTGATCCGCGCTCTCCGGACGGCGCGCGCATGGGGCGCGCGCCCGACAGAGTTCCTGGGGTCGTGGTCCGCGCGCGACCGCGACATGGCCCTCGCCCTCACGATCCACGAGGACGGCATGACTAGGCACGGGCTGCCCGCGTCGGTGGTCTACGACGACGAGCGCGGATCGTGGCTCGAGGCCCGGCCGATCGTCGACTACGCGGCCGCCGCCGAGCAGCGGTGGCTCAAGGAGAACCCGAACGCCGAGCCGGGCACGGTCGTGCAGATCGTCGACACATGGCCCGGCGAGTCAGCGGCGGGCGATGAGCAGGGCGACGCCGAGCACGACGGCGACTAGCGCGGGGGCAGTCGCGACGAGCGCGATCCGCCCGGCGCGCGGACGCGGCCGCTCCCCGCCGGCGAGGCGCTTCACGAACCCGACGACGAGCGCGACCACCCCGGCAACTCCCGTCAGTGCCGCGACGAGCACGCAGATCGGCGCGACGTGCAGCACGGCCAGGACGGGCGTCGCCACGGCCGACGTCGCCACGGCAATCACCCCGTAGATCAGCGCGCTCGTGCCTGCGGGACGGGTCTGTGTAGCCACCTGCTCAGTCATGGGCACATCCAACCGCATAGCACCCTCCGGGAGGTAGTCCGTGGCTGATCGGAAGATCAAGGTCGTCCTCACCGGCGAGATCGGGCAGTTCCGCCAGGCGCTCGGCCAGGGCGTGCAGGCGCTCAAGGAGACCCAGGCTGCGGCGACCAAGACCGCCGCCGTCATGGACAAGGCCAAGTCCGACATGGCGGCCGCGGCCAAGCGCGTCGAGGCCGCAGAGAAGGCCCTCTCCCGCGCCCAGAAGGACTCGTCCAAGACCGCCTCCCAGAAGGAGGCCGCCGAGCGGAAGCTGCAGAGCGCGCTCGACCAGCACAAGAGGGCCACCGACGCGGCCGTGCAGGCCGAGGCGAAGCACCGCGTCTCGCTGCAGCAGGTCGCCAAGGCGCAGGAGACTGCTGCGACGGCGGTCGGGCGGACGGCGCAGCGACTCAAGGAGAACTCTGACGCCTACCAGAAGGTGGGCGGCGTCCTCGCGGCTGCGGGCGCATCCGCGACGGCGCTCGTCGCAGGGGTTGTCAAGACCGGCGTCGCGTACAACACGCTGCAGCAGACCTCGCGCGCGGCGCTCAAGACGATGCTCGGCGGGTCCGAGGCCGTCAACGCGCAGATGGCCGAGCTCGACAAGTTCGCCAAGACCTCGCCGTTCTCCAAGCAGACGTTCATCACGGCGCAGCAGCAGATGCTCGCGTTCGGCATCGAGTCGAAGAAGGTCATCCCGTACCTCTCCGCGATCAACGACGCGACGGCGGCCGCTGGCGGCAACAGTCAGATGCTCGGCGAACTCGCGTTCGTCATGGCGCAGATCAGCGCGGCGGGCAAGATCACCGGGCAGGACCTGATCCAGTTCGGACAACGCGGCGTCAACGCGGCCGAACTCATCGGCTCGCAGATGGGCCTCACGGGCGCGGAGATCAAGCAGGCGATCACGGACGGCACGCTCGGTGCCGACACGGCGCTCGACGCGCTCGCACGGGGCATGTCCGAGAAGTTCGAGGGTGCGTCCGCGAACGTCAAGGCGACGTGGGCCGGCGCGACGGACCGCGTGAAGTCCGCGATCCGCGATATCTCGGCGCTGCTCGCGGCCCCGCTCGTCGACCCCGAGTCGGGCGGCGCGGCGGTCGGCTGGGCGAACGACCTCGCGGACGGGCTGCGGAAGGTCGAGGGCGTCATCCAGGGCATCCCCGGCCCGGTGCGTGCAGTCGGCAGCGCGCTCGTCGTGGCGGGCGCGGGCGCGACGACGCTCGCCGGGGCGCTGCTTCTGGCACTCCCCCGCATCGTCGAGACTCGGGCTGCGATGGACGCTCTCGCGGCGTCCGGGTCGAAGATCCCCGGAGTGCTCAAGGGGATCGGCAAGGCTGCAGGGCTGCTCACAACCCTCGCCGCCACGGCTGCTGGCGGCGTGACATTCACGGACTGGGTAACCAAGGCCGGGACCGCCGCGCCCGCCGTCGACGCACTCACCGACGCGCTCATGGGCCTCGAGAAGGCTGGCGACGGCCGCTTCGTCCAGAAGCTCATCAGCGGCGACACGGGCCACGCTTCGTGGAGCGACTGGTTCACGCCGGCCGCCAACCAGGCCGACGCGATCGGAAGCATCTCTGACGCGCTGGGTCGACTCAAGGCGTACAGCGAAGAGGGCTGGGTCGAGAACTTCCTCTGGGGCAATGCATCGGGGAAGAACTTCTACGGCGAGGACTCCGCGTACAAGCAGGCCGAGGAGTCGATCAAGAACCTCGACGCAGCGATGGCGCAGGTTGTCGCGAGCGGCGACACAGAGGCGCTCGCGTCGGCCGAGGCTCTGATCGCCTCGGAGGCCGCGTCGCTCGGCCTGACCCTCGACGAGGTCGCGTCGAAGTGGATGCCGCAGTACACCGAGGCGCTGGCGGGCGTCGGCGCAGAGTCGGCCTCGACCGGTGCGGCGACGCTCAAGCTCGCCGACGACACCGAGGAGGCCGCCAAGCGCGCCGAGGAGGCGCAGAAGGCGCTGCAGGCCGCGTTCGACGACTTCTCCTCGCTCTACGGCGGCGCGGCGGCGGCGTTCATCGACCTCGGCAGCGCCTACGACGCGGTGGTCCAGAAGAACATCGACCTCGCCGAGTCGACGGCCGCCGCGACGAAGGACTCCAAGGACTCCTGGGAGAACTACTACGACGGCGCCTCCGTCTCGATGGACGACTACCTCGCCGAGCTCGAGGCGCAGGTCAAGGCGCAGAGCGAGTGGCAGCAGAACATGGTTGCGCTCGCGGGCAAGGTCTCCGCCGAGACGCTGGCCGAGCTCGGGAACCTCGGCCCCGAGGGCGCGCCGCTCATCGCGCAGCTCGTCAACGCGTCCGACAAGGAACTCGCGCGCCTCGACCTCGCGACGACGGCGAAGCGCGAGACGGACGCGTTCGTGCAGGAACTCGCGAAGGCTCAGGACAACATCCCTGTCCTCAAGATCTTCGCCGACATGGGCATGGCACGGTCGGCGCTCGACCATTTCGTCAGCGACGCGCAGCGTCGGCACGTCACGCTGAACATCACCGCGAACGCTGGCGGCACCGCCCGCACGGGCGTGACGGCCCGCGCGGGCGGCGGTTCCGTCGTTGGCCCTGGCACCGGCACGTCGGACTCGATCCCCGCACTCCTGTCCAACGGCGAGCACGTCCTGACGGCGTCCGACGTCACCAAGGCTGGCGGGCAGGGCGCGATCTACCGCATGCGCGGCCTCATCCAGGCCGGGGCGCTCCGGTTCGCCTCGGGTGGTGCCGTGCAGGCGGACGTCGTCCGGGCCAAGGACACGGTGCTGCGCGAGCGGCGCGAGGTCAAGGCGGCCGAGCATGCGGTCGCGCGCGCCCAGTCGGCCGCGACCCGCGCCTCGCGCGCGTCGGCCGACACGTCCGCGAAGGACAAGGCCGCGAAGGCGGCGGCGAAACGCGAGGCCCGCGAGGCCCAGGACGCCCTCAAGGCTGCCCGGTCGCGCCTCGCCCGCGAGAAGGCGCAGCTCAAGACCGCCGAGCAGGCCCTCGCCGACGCGCGCAACGCCCGCGCCGCCGAGAACAGCCGCCGCGCCGACATCCGCGACCTGCGCGCCGAGCACGCGCTCGACGTCAGCCGCGGCACGACGCGCGCCCAGGTCAACTCCGGCCTCTCCGGGGGCCTCTCCGCCGTCGACTCCGCGCTCGCGCTCGCAGGCTCGGGCACGCTGTCGAAGGCGAAGAGCGCCGAGCTCCGGCGCGTCGCCCAGCAGGCCGAGAAGGACCTCACGACGCAGTACGGGCTGCTGGAGAAGCACAACGCCAAGATCGCCGAGCAGGAGGCCCTGCTCGGCGACGTCAAGGGCATGCGCGACCAGATCGCCCAGCAGATGATGAGCGAGGTCAAGCTCGCCGACACGCTCGCGGCGGAGACGACGCAGACCGTGCAGCACTCCAACGCCCGCGGCGACATCTGGTACTCGCAGGCGACCACGGGCGGCGGAACCTCGTCGGGCGCGATGCGCGCCTACCTGGCAGGCAAGCTCGCGAAGGTCACCACCCTCAACGGCAAGCTCGACGCGCTCCGCAGCAAGGGAATCCCGCCGAGCCTCCTGCGCGAGGTCCTCGGCGCAGGCTCCCTCGACGGATCGATCGCGCTCGCGGACGCGCTGCTGTCGTCCTCGGCGTCGGACTGGAAGGCGATCACGGCCTCGTGGACCGCGCTCGAGGCCCAGTCGCAGCGCACGGGCGACATTGCGACCCTCTCCGCGTTCGGCACGACCTCGGCGACGGTCGAGGCGTCCCTCGCGAAGTCGGTCGCGGCGGCCGAGGGCACGAAGAGCGCGGTCGACGAGGTCGCGCGGATCCTCTCGCAGGCCACGGGCGTCGCGCTCACGGGGTACGCGCTCGGCGGCTGGATCACGGGCGGCACACCGGGCAAGGACTCGGTGCCGCTGCTCGGGATGCCCGGAGAGTTCGTCGTCAACGCGCGCTCGTCGCGCTACAACGCGAACCTCCTCGAGCGCATCAACGCGACCCCGGGCCCGGTCGCGGCCCCGCTCGTCGCGGCGCCCGTCGCGGCGGCCGCGGGCGCGAGCTCGGGCCCGGTGTACGTGACGATCCCCGACATCTACGTCCGCAACCCCATCACGGGGGAGGACGTGCGTGCGGTGGCGAGTCAGACGGTCCGCGCCGAGCTCACCTCGGCGGCCAGCGCGATGTCGAGGGGGTACTGATGCCGACCGGTGCAGATGGAGTGCTGACCGCCACGTGGCGATCGGGGGCTGCGGCGGTGTCGCTCGAGGTCGTCGGCACGGCGTGGCCGGTCGCGGTCGTCGAGGTGCGGATCATGCGGCTCGTCGCCGGGCAGCCGGACGTGCCGGTGCGTGGCGCGGACCGCGTGCCGGCCATCGCCGGCTTCTGGGTCGGCTCGGACCACGAGCAGCCGCTGCACTCCACGGTCGTCTACCAGGCGGTCGGGTGGACGGCGGCGGGCGCGCAGGTCGTCTCGAGCATGGTGACCGTCGACACGACCGGCGCCCCTCACGGCATCTGGCTCAAGGCCGCCGGCCGCCCGAACCTCACGGTGTGCACGGTCGGCCGATCCGTGGACGGCCCGACGTCGCACACCCAGGGAGGCGTCTACGACGTCGTCGGCGGGACCGGCGTCGCCGTCGCGTCCGTCGCCGGCGTCCAGGCCGACCGGGTCACGATGACGGTCGGGTCGCTGACCGTCGAGCAGGAGACCGCGATCCGTGCGCTGCTCACCACGACCCGCATCCTGCTCGTGCAGGACTGCGGGCACGACGTCATCGACTCGGGCTGGTACTACGTCGACTCGGTCCAGCGTGCCCCGCGCGACCCGCAGCACCTCCTGCCGGGCCGCAACCACACCCTCTCCCTGACCCGCACCGGCATCCCCGCGGGCGGAGGTCAGGGTGTCGTCGGCTGGTCGTGGGCTGCTGTGGAGGCGTCCTACGCGACGTGGGCTGACGTCGAGGCCGCCTACCCGACGTGGTTCGACCTCGAGCGGGGGGCGTGATGCAGCAGGTCTCCGCGCGCTTCCTGCCTGCCCTGTGCGGCCCGCACCGGGTGCAGGTGATGATCGAGTCCCGCCGCGGCGCGAGCGTCCTGTACTCCGGCATCCCCGTCGTCGACGGCAGCGTGACCGTCGACGGCACGGCTGTGTGCCGCCGCACCCTGTCCCTGACCGTGCCGCCACGCCTGTCCACCGGCCTGTACTCCGACCGCCCCTCCTTGCCGGACTCGCCGTCGCACCCGCTGGCCGCCTACGGCCAGGAGCTGCACGTCTCCTACGGCGTCGTCTACACCGATGACTCCGTCGAGTGGGTGCGTGCGGGCGTGTTCCGCATCGACTCGACGGCCGGCTCCCTGCTCGGCGACGGCACCGTGCAGGTGACCGCGCGCTCGCGGGAGGCGTTCATCGTCGACGCGCGTTTCCTCGCGCCGCGCACGGTCTCTGGCCCGTCGGTGACGTCGCTCATCGCGCAGCTCATCCACGAGGTGCTGCCGGGTGTCGAGGTCGTCGTCGCCGCGAGCCGTGACGCGCGCGTGCCCACGACGACGTTCGACGAGGACCGGGCGGGGGCGATCACGTCGCTCGCGGAGTCGATCGGCGCGGTCTGGTACGCCGACGGCTGGGGGCGTTTCGTCGTGGCGGACGCACCGTCGACGACGGGCACGCCCGCGTGGACGGTGCACGCGGGCGAGGGCGGCGTGCTCGTGAGCGCCTCGACGTCGACGACGCGCGACGGCGTCTACAACGCCGTCGTCGTGCGCGGCGAGTCCCCGTCCGGGGATTTCCCGCCGATGCAGGCCACGGTGTACGACGAGGACCTCACGAGCCCGACCCGCTGGGGCGACCCGCACACGGGCCGCTTCGGCATGGTGCCCCGCTTCGAGTCCTACCCGACGGTCTCCACGCTCGAGCAGGCGCGCGCTGTCGGCCGCGGGCTGCTGGCGCAGTCGGTCGGCGCGGCGCACACCCTCGAGGCGTCCTCGGTCCCGAACCCTGCGCTGGAGCCCGGCGATCTCGTCCACGTCATCACCGACCCGGCCGACCCGGCCGGGAGCGTGCGCGCGCACATCGTCGACGGCTACACCCTCGGCCTGACCGCCGGGGCCGAGTTCCCCATTCGGACGCGTGACGTGAGGCAGGTGGCGTGATGGACCTGGCGCAGGGTGTGCGCGCGGCGGTCGCGCGCGACCGACAGTCGGGCGCGTATCTCGGCACGGTGACGGCGATCGACGCGACCGCGCTCGCGCTGACCGTCGACATCGGCACGGGCACGCCGCTGACGGGCGTGCGCTGGGTCGGCTCCTACGTCCCGGCGGTCGACGATTTCGTGACGGTGCTGCGCGCAGGGTCGGCGTGGATCGTCCTCGGCAAGCTCTCCAAGGACCTCACGGGGCCGGGCTTCATTGAGCAGACGGCGTACATCCAGCCGGCGTCGTGGGTCCTCGGCGGCGCATGGACCGACCAGCTGCCGCCCGACGACGGCTGGGACTGGCTGCTCGCCTACGACTCGATCCAGCAGGGCTCCGACTTCGCCGACGAGGCCTACGGCATGCGCCAGTATGCGGCGATCGCCTTCTACCAGTCGGTCGCCGCGCAGATCCCTGTGGGGGCGACCGTCACGGCCGCGCGCGTGCGCTTCGCTCGCATCGAGGCGATCTGGGCCGGGTCGTCGGGGTCCTCGCTGGTCTCCCCGGTGATCTCCGGGCACGCGCAGGCGACCATGCCGCCCGCCGGGCGCACCCCGGCGTCGATGAAGCTCGCCGCGTACACGGACTGGCGTCCAGGCACGCTCGCGGTCGGGCAGGCCGTCTCGTGGGCGCTGCCATCTGCGTGGCTGACGGCGCTGATGTCGGGGGCGATGACGGGCCTGATGATCCACTCCACGCGCGTCGACGACTACGCGTGGTTCCAGACGGACCTCTCCGGCGTCCTCGAGATCACCTACCGCATCCCGGCCTAGGAGGCTGCCGTGTCTGACCTGCCCGACGACACCCCGCCCGACGACGACGTCCCGACCGGGGAGGTCCCCGACGTCGAGGAGCCCGGACCTGAGTCCGCGCACGACGACGGCGAGCACGACGACGTCGCACCCGAGCCGACGCCGACGCTCGCGGACCTGCTCGCTCTGCTCGGCCTGCCGACCGACGCGCGCGCGCTCGTCGTCACCCCCGAGACCGTCGTGGCGATCGCCGCCGACTATCCCGAGCCCTACACCCCGCCCGCCGAGGAGGCCTGACCATGGCGACCACCACCATCCAGCCCCTGCCGTACCCCGGCCCGCTCGACCCGCCTGCTGGTCCCGCGCAGATCAAGGCGCTCGCCGAGGCGATCGAGGGCCGCACCGTCATGCGCTTCGCGACCGCCGCGGCCCGCGACGCCGCGATCCCCAGCGGCGCGCGCGTCGCCGGGATGATGTGCTTCATCGAGGCCGACAACGGTGTTTATGTCTGGAGCGGGAGCGCATGGGGCGTCGTCTGGCAGGACACGGGTTGGGTGAACATCACGCTCGCGGCGGGGTTCACCGCGCTGTCGCCCGTGCGCGTGCGACGCATCGGCCAGGTCGTCCACTGGCGCGGACGCATCGGAGGACCCTGGACGACCTCGTACCAGATCGTCGTGCCACCTGCGAACCTCCCGGCCGGGGTGCTGATCGGTGGCCTCGGCTGGGCTCTCAACACGGGCTCTCCGACGTTCTCCGCGATTGCTGTCATGGACTCCGGCGGGTTCAAGGTCGCGTGTAACAGCCCGTCTTCAGGCGTCCACCTCGACGGCATCATGTACCCGGTGAGCTGACCAGTGCGTCAGCTGGCGCGGTAGGAGCCCTCGACGGTGATCGTGTCGCTCGCGCCCCACGTCCACGGGACGCTCGCGCCCGCGACCGTGCCCGACTCCGAGGTGATCGAGATCGTCGTCCCGGCCCACCGCGACGCATGGAAGGCACGGACCGCCGACGCGCTCGCGTCGTAGAGCAGCGCGCGGCCGAGAAGTGCTCGCGCCCCAAGGACGCTCGACGACGCAGGCAGCCCCAGGACGACCGTGCCGGTGACGGACGACGACGAGCCGAGCACGAGCTCGATCTGGTAGTGGACGACGCCGCCGACGATCGCGTATGCGCCGGCGATCGTGCCGTTGCCGAGGGCGACGCCCGCGATGGTCGGGATGTACGTCCGCCACGCCGTGTACAGGGCCCGCCACTGCCCCCCGGAGTAGACATAAACACCGTTCTCAGGCTACCTGCAAGCCCGTGACCTGCGAGAACACCCGACCGGGCGGCCCTCGCCGCCCAGTCGTCCCACACAGCGGACACCCCGAGAGGACACCCCCGCATGACCTACGACCCCGGCCTCGGCGCGCTCGAGCACACCCAGCCCAACGCTCGACGCCCGATCGCGGAGGACCCAACCCTCGCCGTCGTCCTGTCCAAGCTCTCGGACCTGCGCGAGGACGTCCTCGAGCTGCGCGCCGAGGTCCGCGCGTCCTCCGCCAACGTCGTCGCGCGCGGCGAGTGGCAGCAGCGCAACGCTGCCGTGGACGCGTCTTTCACGGCGCAGGGCCGCGAGATCGCGCAGCTGCGCACCGACATCGTCCAGGCGCGCACCCTCGCCGAGACCCGCCGCGCCCCCTGGTGGTCCGTCGTCGCAGCGATCGGCTCCGTCGTCGCCGTCGCAGCCGTCCTCATCCCCGCCCTCGCCCGCTAGGAGGCACCCCCTCATGCAGCAGCAGACCATCGCGCCCGGGCACTGGCTCGCCCCTGCCCCGGCCGCGTCCTACGCCCGGATGATCCGCGACGGCTGCCCGCCCGGCATCACCTCCGCGGGCCGCACCACCGCGGAGCAGCGCTCGATCTTCCTGGCCCGCTACCGCCCGCAGGCCACCGGCTCTGGCCCCTACGGCGACGTGGTCACGTGGCAGGGCGTGCGCTACGTGCGCGTGTCGGGCCCCTCGCCCGCGTCCCCGCCCGGGTCGGTGTGGTCCCTGCACGAGCGCGGCGACGCGATCGACGTGCCCGAGCCCGCCCGCGCCTGGATTCGCACCCACGGCGCGCCCTACGGCTGGGTCCGAGACACCGTGCCCGGCGAGCCCTGGCACATGGTCTACCAGCCCGACCGTGACACCCGCCCGGGCAGCGTCATCCCGCTGCCGACCGACCTCCCGGAGGACACCATGCGCCGCATCACCCACACCCGCACGAAGAAGGTCGCGCTCCCGAAGGGCGCGTGGACGACCGCGCCCATCGACGACAAGGGCAACACGTCCGCGTGCACCGTCGCGGGCCGCGGGCTCGTCGTCGCCGACCTCACCCTCACCGGCGTCCCCAAGGGCAAGGAGGTCCAGGCGCGCGTCATCGTCGTCGACACCGACCCCGCCGGCAAGGGAGCCAAGATCGTCTCCCGCGGCCGCATCGTCGAGATCATCGGCACCGGCGGCTCCACGTTCGGCCAGATCGTCGCGCCCATCGACCTACCCAAGGTCACCGGCACGCGCTCCCGCCGCGCGCGCGTCCAGATCCTCGCCCTCGACGCCGGGGTCACCCTCACCGCCCTGACCACCACCACCGACCTCATCCCCGCCTGAGAGGACACCATGACCCGCACCTGGCTCCACGCCGCCCTCGTCCGCGCCGTGCGCACCGTCGCGCAGACCGCCGTCGCCCTCATCGGCACCAGCGCCCTCGGCGTCCTCGACGTCGACTGGATCGCCGTCACCTCCGCCTCCGCGCTCGCGGGCATCGTCTCGGTGCTCACGTCCGTCGCAGGCCTGCCCGAGGCCGCACCGCCCGCCGTCGTCGCCACGGGCATCGCGCCGCCGACGCTCGCCGAGCTCGTCGACCGCGCTGACGAGCGCGTGGACCCCGCGACCGTCCCCGACCCCGACGAGGACGACGGCGAGGACCCCGACCCGGACCCGACCGATGAGTGACCTGCCCTGCCCCGCCTGCGAGACCCCGTGCGGCCGCTGCACCTACGAGTGCGAGGCATGCGGACGCCGCTACGCCTCCGTCCACGCCGCCCGCGAGTGCGCGGACTTCGACGACCGCACCGACTGACCCCGCGCGCACGACGACGCCCCCACCCTCCCCGAGCGGGAGGGTGGGGGCGCTTCGTCATGCGTCAGGACTTCCCGTTCCCGTTCTCGCCCTTCGGGAAGAGGTAGTTCGCGACGATGTACATGAGGCCGATCACCTGGACGACTGTGCTCGTGAACCATGCGATGAGAACGCTAGATTCGATCGGGCTGTCCTCGCGATAGCAGTATGCGATGTAGCTCGCCATCAGCGCGCCCGTGGCAACCAGCGTCCAAACCATCGTGCGCTTGATGGTCGTCGCGAACGACTGCCGGAGCGTCCGGGTCTGGGCGCGGTCGGAGCGATCATGCTTGAGCATCTCGCGCTCATGCTCCTCCATCTGGAGGCGTCGACGCCGCTCGAAGTCATCGTCGAGGCTCTCGCGAGAACGAGGAACTCTTGCAGCGCTACGCACGGATTCCACCGTCGACCGCAGGGGCACGTCCCTGCCCTTGATCTCATCAAAGAGGGCTCGATCGAGGTCTCGACGAGTCCGAGGACGCGGATCAGACATCGAGCCGTTCGCGGCGCTTCCGCACCGCCGCTGGGCTCACGCCGAACTTCGCGGCGGCCAGGTAGTCGGAGCCGTGAGCCTTGATATCAGCCCGGAAATGCTTCTCCGGCATCAGCAAGTTGCCCGCGAACTCGTCGGCGTAGAACTCGTGGAGGTCATACTTCCCCGGGAGCCGCTCCTCGACGAAGGAGTACTCCTCGTCGCCAGCCTGCTTCCGCTCGAAGTAGTGCCCGAGCTCGTGGGCGCAGGTGAAGGTCTGACGTCCGAAGTTGTCGCTCTCCTCAACGAGGATCGTGATCTCCCCGGCCTGGGCGACGATCGCCCCGGAGAGCTCGGGCCTGAGCGATGCGACGATCACCTTCATGCCGAGACTGTCTGCGATACCGAACGGGTCGATGGGGAACGTCGAGCCGTCCCAGTGCTCCTTGAGCACGCTCTCGGCCGCGACCTTGGCCGCTTCCTTGACTAGCATCATCCACCCCCAATCACCTACCGCCGACGCTACCTGGTAGGTCCATCTTGTGCTATGACCGAACTCACGGCGAGTCCTGGTTGATGCCTCGGCATGCTGACACTCGGCCTTGAGCCAGCACGCAATCCTCGTCATGCCCGGGGGTACCGCCGCAGCCGCTGGGACACGGTCGCGTGCGGCATGTCCAGGCTCCGCGCGACCGACGCGACCGTGACCCCGTCGAGCTCGAGCAGCGCCCGCACGCGCGCGCTCCACACCGGCAGGTCCGTCACATCTCCGAGCGAGGCGACCTCCTCAGGCGTGAGCGGCCGGCCACGCCGCGCAGCGCCGCGCGCTTGTGCGGCGGCGACCTGCTGCGGCGACCAGCGCGCACCCCGCGACGCCTCCGTAGCCGCGGCAGGGTCGCGGTGCTCGGCGAGCACGGCCGCATGCTCGTCACGATGCCGCTCCCACGCGGCGCTCATCCGCGCACGGGTCGTCTCCCCGACGAGCGCGAGACCGGGCGCGAGGCCGTGCCGCTCGCGGTACTCGCTCGCGGTGACGCCGTGGACGCGCACGTGCGTCGCCAGGTGCTCCAGCGCCCGCCCGCACTCGTGGCAGATGACGCGACCGTCGTCGTCGCGCTCGAGCATCCCGTAGCGGCCGTGCCCGTCCACGCTGCCGTAGGCCGGACGGGCCCGGGCCTCCTCGCGCAGCCGCTGCCGTCGCCTCGCCTGGTAGTGGGGCCAGCACATCTCCCGCGTCGCGTCCGGCGCGCGCTCGCAGCCGGCGACCGAGCACGTCTCGGGCCGCGGCTGCCGCAGGCGCGGCACGGCGGGCACCGGCCGCGGGATGCGCACGGCACGCGGCGGTGGCGGCGCGGGGATCACCGGCCTGCCGCTGATGACGCGGCTGTAGTGCAGGGAGCACCAGCCGCGCGCACGATGAGGACGCCCGCACCCATCGAGCATGCACACCGGGCCGCGCTCCGCGCGCGGGACGACCGGCGCAGACAGCGCCGCACCGTCCGCACCCAGACGCGCGCGCTCGTAGTGCCGCGGGCACATGCCACGCGCGACCGCGTCGACCTCGCACCCGTCCACGGAGCACGTCGCGACCGGGCGCGCGTCGACGGGCGCAGCCATGTCCGACCCGCGCCGCCACCGCGTGTAGTGCGCCACGCACCAGCCGCGCGCCAGGACCGGCCGACCGCAGCCCTCGACGCTGCAGGTGCGGGCGGTCATCGCTCGCCGAGGTCCTTCAGCAGCGTCATCCGGTCGAGACCGGCCGCGCGCGCGGCCGCAGCCTTGGGCATCCCGTCGAGCGCAGCCATGCGCGCGACCTGCCGCGCCGCGGCGCGCGCGACCATCTCGGCGCGCTGCGTGCGCCTGCGCTCGGCCCCGGCGTCCTCGGCGGTCGTCTCCCCGAGGAGGTACTGCACGCACGCGGTGAGCGCGGCCGTCGCCTCCTCGTCGTCGTCGCGGTCCGGGTAGCGGGCCGTGATCTCGTCCCACTCGTCCGCGAACCGCTCGCGCTGGGCGTCGGTGAGGTCGTCGGCGACGGGGCCGAGCCACGCGCCGTGAGTGTCGATGTCGTACATGAGGGGCTCCGATCAGGCGTAGAGGGCGTCGTAGGTGGCGTTGACGAGCTCGTAGAAGTCGTCGCCGACGACCGTGGTGCCGATGACGGCGGTGGGGTGGACGAGGACGGCTCCGACCGCGGCGTCGTGGTCCTCGTCGTCAGCGAGGTCGGCCTCGATCTCGACGATGACCGACTCGTCGGCGACCGGGACGCCGGCCTGGGCGATGTACGCGGCGAGCTCCTCGACGGACTCGCAGACGGAGACGCCGTGGCGGACGTCCTCGACCTCCTCGCCGTTCTCGAGGGTGATGTACTTCTCGCCGCCGTGGTTGCGGGAGTTCCAGCGGGTCGGGTCCAGGAGCGCCGCGGTGTCGCGGTCGGCGGGCTGGATGCGGAAGTATCGGCTGCTCATGTAGAACACTCTACATGCCTTCTGTAGTTCTGTCTACACCCGAGCGCGACGAGTTTCGACCGATCACGAACGCCGCCCCAGCACTACTCCCCTCCGTCGAGCGCGAGCCTCTCCCCCAGCCGCGCCATGGCGTCCCGTCCGAGCGCCGTCGAGACATGCGTGTAGCCAGCCGTGACCGCGGCCGAGTTGTGCCCCATGATCGCCATGCGCGTCCGCTCGTCCACGCCGAGTTCGAGCAGCAGCGTCGCCGTGGTGTGGCGCGCCGAGTGCAGCGGCGCGTCAGGCAGCCCGGCCCGCCTGAGTGCCGCGTCCCACGCTGCAGCGTCGTCGCGCGGGTCGATCGGGTGCCCGTCGCCACGATGGAAGATCAGGCCAGCGTCACCCGGCGTCGCGACCTCGAGGTGCCGCTCGATGACCTCGGCGAGCAGCGGGGCCATGGGCACCTCACGCCACCCGGCGCGCGACTTCGGGCGCGTCATCCAGAGTCCGCCGTAGACCTGTCGCGCCTCTTGGTCGGACGGGATGCGCACGTGGCGGTCCGGGCAGTAGCCGGCGCGCGTGTACTCGCACGGCCACCCGCCGGTCGGCTTCTCGTCGGCACACCCGTGCTCCCACCGTAGGCGCTGGATCTGCCACGAGACCGTGATGACACCGGCGTCGAGGTCGACCGCGTCGCGCGTGATGCCGAGCCTCTCGCCCTGCCGCATGCCCGTGAGCAGCGCGACGGACCAGTGCGGGGCCTCGTCGGGGTTCGTCGCGACGCTCCGGAGCAGCGTGACCGCCTGGTCGGCCGTGAGCGCGGCGCGCGTGCTGACGGCGCGGCGTGGCGCGTCGAGGAGCGTCGCCACGTTGCGCGTGACGCGACCCTCGCGCTCGGCGTCAGTGAGTGCCTTGGCGAGGATGCGGTGCGCCTGCAACGCGGTCGTCGTCGAGCGACCCGCGCGGAGGATCGCGTCGTGCACCTCCCGGACGTGCGCGGGCGTGAGGCGGTCGAGCCGACGCGTGCCGATGGTGGGGACGATCCACGTGTTGACGTACCCCTGATAGGTCGCGAGCGTCCTCGGCTTGAGGCGCGGGCGAGCGATGGTCTCGAGCCATAGGTTCATCCACGTCGCGACCGTGGGGCTCGACGTCGGCAGATCGCCCGCGCGGTCGAGCTCGCGTCGCATGTCGGCGAGGAGGCGCGACGCCCCGGCCTTCGTCTTGTGCGTCTTGACCTTCCGACGTCGCTTGCCGTCACGGTCGGGCAGCGTGATGGACGCGACCCACATGCCGTCGCTGGTCCGCTGGTAGAGCGACCCTGCGTGGGCGTCCCGTCGTGCCGTGCGTGCCATGGTGCACCTCCCTGCCCCTACTGTAGCCACGACTGTAGCCACGCACCCGCGCGCACATGCGCGCACCCGCTTGTCAAGAATGGCAGAATCTCGCGGCTTCCGAGGCCCTTCCGCCCCCCTCAGACTACCCGACCGTCAGACTCATAATCCGTCGGTCCTGGGTTCAAGCCCCAGATGCCTCACGCAGAATCCCGCCGATCCTGACGGGCCGAGCGGCGGGCACTGTAGCCACACCTTTAGCCAAGGCCGAAAATCGCTGCTCGGCTGTAGCCACAACGAAGCCCCCGACCTCGAGGTGAGGCCGGGGGCTTCGGTGCGCGAGGTCACTCGTCGAGCGTCTTGCCGCGCGTGTAGCGCAGCAGCCGTCGCGCCCGGACGACGGCGATCCCGGCCCACACGAGCGTGAGCAGCAGCGTGATCACAGCGAGGCCCGGTGCGAGCGCGGCGAGGACGAGCGTGACGACGAGCCCGCCGAGCGCCCACCACATGTGCGAGGTCGGGTCCTTGATCGTGCGCGGGTCGATGTCGCGTGCCATGCCCCTAGTCTCGGCCGCGTGCCGCGCGACCTTGAGCCTCACGCGCCGAACGCGCACCGTGTCGCGCGCACGGGCCGCTCGAGCCACAGCGTGACGAGGTGCGCCGTCACGCCGAGCTCGCGCGCCATGGCTCCCGGATGCCCGCCCGTGAGCGCGGCCGCGACCTCGACCTCGACGGGATCGATGAGCAGCCGCGCGGCATACATGTCGGCCTGGCGCTCGTCGCGCTCGACGTCGTGCGCGCGCGTCCAGTCGTGGCCGTGGTGGTGGTGGCCGACCTCGTGCGCGATCGTCACACGCTGGGTCAGGGTCGACTTGCGGTGGTTGACCACGACGAGCCCGGAGCGGGTGAGTTCCCCGCTGCGCCTGCCGAGGTCGCGCCACACCACACGGAGGCCCTGTTCCTCCGCGTGGGCGACGAGGTCGTCAAGTGTCACGCTTCCTCCGTCTGCGCCTCTGCCTCCGCGTCGTCGTCGGAGTCGCGCGCGGCGAGCATGACATCGGCCTGTGACATTGCGACCTCGAAGCGGTCATCGGCGCGCCCGGCGACCGTCGACACGTCGAGCCCGAGCGCATGCGCGATCCGATACATGACCGAGACGGGAATCTCGCGCGTCCCGTCGAGGTAACGGACGAGGGTCCCGCGAGGGATGCCGGACCGCTTGGACGCGGCAACGACGCTGAGGCCGGCCGCTGCAATCTCTGCGCGAAGCTGCGCCGCGACGGCGAGCGTGTATGCGTCTCTCTTCTCTGTGCCCATGTGGATGACGGTAGTTCCAGATTGGAAACATGACAACCCCAGATTGGGACACGAGTCGGCTTGACACGTCCCCGTATGGGGTCCTACTGTCTCCACATGGCTACAGCACAGATCGCCGAGCAGGTCGCCGGGATGGTCTCCCAGGCGATCGTCGCCGCCGGCAAGACGAAGAAGCAGATCGCCGAGGCGACCGGCATTCCGTACACGACGCTCGGTCGCAAGCTGCTCGGGACGACCGAGTTCACCTTCTCCGAGCTCAAGATGATCGCCGACGCGCTCGGCGTCGCGCCCTCCGCGTTCACGCCCCCGGCGTTCGCCCGCGTCGTGATCGCTGCCTGACCATGCCCACCACCCTCACCCCCGGCACCCGCGTCCGCGTCGTCACCGACGACGTCTACCGCGGCGCGCTCGGCGTCATCGTCGAGGACGCGGGCGACGAGCACACGCACCGCTACTCGGTCGAGTTCGAGGACCGGGTCTCGCCGGACGGCTTCTTCCGCGCCGACGAGCTCGAGCCGGTCTGGCCCGACCCACCCCCAGCCGTCACGCACCGCGCGTGGTCGGCATGCAGTTCTACCCGCTCCGAGGTTCGCCACGGACGCAGACACCACGGAGGTACAGCCATGCTCACGATCACGGGCTGGGAGAAGCGCATCGAGGCGCACCCCGAGGCCGCGCACCTCTCGCGCGGCCAGCGGCAGCGGCTCGCGCTCAAGATCGCCAAGCGCGCCGAGCGCATGCAGTACGTCGACCCGGACGACCTGATCCGCTCGATCCTCTGCTACGCCGACCCGACCGGCGAGCACGCCGTCCGCAACGTCATGGCGGAGGTGGCAGCATGAAGCGCCTCTACCTGGTCGGCGACTCGGGTCGCATCGTGCACGTCGAGCCGGACAACCCGGTCCGGATCGACGGGTGCGCGGGCGCGACGCTCGCGGGCGCGTTCAAGCGCAGCCCGGGCGCGTGGGAGTTCACGGGCCTGAACGGCGAGCAGTACTCGCGGTTCCCGGACTTCGAGGTCTACTCGTTCCGCGCGCAGTGGGGTTACGTGTGCGGCTGCGAGGCGACGGAGGCCTACCGATGAGCCGCCGCTGCCGCTGCGGGCGACCCGCCGAGGTCGCCAACCCGAACATCCTCGACTTCCAGTGCTGGGACCACTGGCGCGCGCTCACCGACTGGCTCGCCGAGAACCGCGACAAGTTCGCCGACGAGTGGCCCGGACTCACCGCCTGACCAGACCCAATCCACACGAAAGGCCGCCCGTAGCACCGGGCGGCCTTCGTCGTTCCAGGGAGGAACCTTGACCGGCAACATCGTACCCTTCGACTTCAACGGCGCACAGGTCCGCGTCGTCACCATCGACGGCGAGCCGTGGTTCGTGCTCGCCGACCTCTGCACCGTCCTCGAGATCGCGAACGTCGGCAACGTCGCGGCGCGGCTCGACTCGCTGAGCATCCGTCAGGCGGATGTTCAGAACGCGCGCGGCCAGATGCGCGCCACCGTCGTCGTGTCCGAGGCGGGCATGTACGAGGTCGTCATCCGATCCGACAAGCCCGACGCCGCCCGCTTCCGCCGCTGGATCACCGCCGAGGTGCTTCCCCAGATCCGTCGCACCGGCTCCTACGGCACCGCGCCGGCGCTCACGGGCCCCGCGCTCATGGCGGCCGCGCTCATCGAGGCGCAGGCCGTCCTCGAGGCGCGCGAGGCCGAGGTACGCGAGCTCACGCCTCGCGCCGAGGCCTGGGACGCGCTCGCATCGACGGACGGCGACTACTCGATGCGCGACGCCGCGCAGATCCTCTGCCGCGAGCACGGCATCGACATCGGCCAGAGCCGACTCTCCAAGCGGCTGCGCGAGATCGGCTGGGTCGACGCGTCCGGCATCCCCTACCAGCGGCACGTCGACCTCGGTCGGCTGCGCTCGCGGGCGCGCTACTACACGCACGCCCGCACGCAGGAGCGCGTGCTCGCCGAGCCGCAGATCCGCATCACGCCGAAGGGCGTCGCGGACCTGCGCACCATCCTCGCCACGAAGGAGATCGCATGACCCCCCCGAAGCTCTCCTACACCTACGCCGAGGCCTCCGAGGCCACCGGAATCCCGATCCGCACGCTGCAGGCGCGCATCACGGCGGGCGACCTCGTCGCGCGCCGCCTCGGCTCGAAGCCGATCATCCTCGCCGCCGACCTCGAGGCGTTCCTCGCCTCCCTCCCCGAGAAGGACTGACGATGTTCTGGAACCGCAAGAAGAAGCCCGCCCCTGCCCCGTTCGCGGGCGTCACCATCCCCGAGTCGGTCGCCGGGGCCACGAGCGACGACGACCTGTTCGCGGTCGCGCGCGGCGCGGGCGTGCTGCGCGAGTACGGCGACGACCACCCGGGCTGGCAGCGCATCATCGACGCGCTCGTGGCCGACGTCGAGGCCGAGCAGCGCGCGCTCATCGCCGAGAGCGAGGCGCGCACGACCGAGGCCCTGCTCGCGTTCCAGCGCGACGACGACGCCGAGGCCGCCATGCGAATCTTCCGCGGGGGCGAGTCGTGAGCGTCGACCGGATCAGCCCGCCTGAGGAGTACCCCGGGCCCGAGGGAAGCGCGCGCGCTCGCGTCGAGCTCGAGAACCTGCCCGACGTCCAGGTCCTCGGCTACGCGACGCTCGTTCCGCCCGCCGCAGTCGGCCGCCCGGCTGCCACCATCCGCACCGGCTGCTACCTGCCGATGCTCGGCGAGGTCTACGTCGACATCGACTTCGCCGCGCTCGCGGAGTGGGTCGACGCGGTGCGTGCGGAGCGTCGCCGCCTCGGCGTCGTCGACGAGCCCGGTGACTTCGCGTGCGACTGCGACACCACGCCCGCCGCCGGCGGGTGGCCGCACAAGTCGACGTGCCCGGCGTGGAGCGCGTCGTGAGCCGCTACCAGGCCGCGGCACGCCCCCGGATCAGCACGCCGCGGACCGAGCAGATGCGTGCCGCACTCGCCTCCGGGGCCCGCCGCGTCGCGCACGCGGAGGCCGAGGGGCGCACGTCGTGGGCCGAGGGGCAGGTCGTCAGGTCGCTGCACCGCACGTACACGTGGCAGGCGCTCGCTGAGGCGACCGGCCTGAGCGCGCACCGCCTGCGGCAGATCGCTGACCTGTGGCCCGAGGAGGCGGCGTGATCAACGACCCCTACGCCTACCTGCATCCGCTGAGCGACGAGCAGCGAGCGGCCGCGCTGGCGACCGCGAAGCGCCACGGCGGCGAGGACGTCGCGTGGATGCTCGGCCTCGCCGACTACCCGCGCCTGCCGTGCGGCCACCCCCACGGGTCGCTGCAGAACCGCCCCGACCCGAACCGCTACGCGCCTGTCGAGGTCGAGTGCGTCGAGTGCGGCGCGCGCTGGAAGAAGGCGCGCGGCATGAACGCGGCGAGGGCCGTCGCGTGACGCGCGCGCAGGTCGACGAGCGCGCGCTCCTCTGCGAGATGTACGCGCTCACCGGCCAGACGCTCACCGACGCCGCGACGGCGCTCGGCATCACGACCACGACCCTGAGCGCGTGGCTCGGCACGCACCGCATGTGCCGCACGCGCGCACGCCTGACCAGACGCCGCCACGGTGCGGCGTGCCACCACCACGAGAGGTGCACCCGATGACCATGGAGGACCGCGCGCTCGCTGCGCGCCAGGAGCAGATCGACGCGCAGCGCGAGCGGGACCACGAGCTCGTGCGGCTGCGCGACGAGGAGCGGCTCGCCGCGGAGTCCGTCGCGACCCAGGCCGAGGTCGTGTTCCGCAACGACCCGAGCGACGGCGACCCCGCCGTGACGTTCGCCCGACTGCGCCAGCGGACGGCCGCCTACGTCGCCGCGCGCGACGAGGCCGACGCGTTCCAGCGGGAGCACGGGCTGTGACCGCCGACGAGTGGGCCGGGCTGGCCATCGTCGGCGCGATCCTCGCGGCCGTCGCATGGACGGTCGACCGCATCGACAAGGACAGGAAGAGGGAGGGGCGATGAGCCTCAAGTTCAGCGCGAAGGCGCACCGCTACTGGCTCGACGGCAAGCCCGTCCCCGGCGTCACCACGATCCTCGGCAAGGGCATCCCGAAGCCCGCGCTGCCGTACTGGGCGGCGAGGATGGTCGCCGAGTACGTGGCCGACGAGCCCGAGAAGGTCGACGCGCTGCGCGAGGCCGGTCGCGACCCGATGGTCGCCGCGCTCAAGAGCGTGCCGTGGACCCGCCGCGACCAGGCCGGGCTGCGCGGCACCGAGATCCACGCGCTCGCAGACCTGCTCGCGCACGGCGAGGAGGTCTCAGTCCCCGAGCAGCACGTCCACGAGGTTACGGGGCTGGCTGAGTGGCTCGACGAGTTCGACGCCACCCCGATCCTCACCGAGCGATCCGTCGCGCACCGCGGCCACCGCTACGCGGGGCGGCTCGACTTCCTCGGCACGCTCGGCGCGCTCGGCACCGAGACGTGGCTCCTCGACTGGAAGACGTCCTCGGGCGTCTACGGCGAGACGGCGCTGCAGACCGCCGCCTACGCGCACGCCGAGTTCTACGTCGAGGACGACGCTCCCGACGTCGAGCACCCCATGCCCCATGTCGACCGCATCGGCGTCGTCCACGTCACCCCGGACGGCTCCCACCTCTACGACCTCGGCGAGCCCGCCGAGGCGTTCGAGCACTTCCTCGCCGCCAAGGCCGTCGCCGACGCCACCGTCTGGCGCGACAGCATCATCGGCGACCCGATCACAGCACCCAAGGAGATCCCGTGACCGCCCTGACCATCCACGAGCCCGCGCAGTCGGGCCTCGCCACCACCTCCGCGCCCGACCCGACCGGCGGCAGGCTCGTCGCCTGGGCCGAGGCCGCGTCGGCCGCGAACCAGCTCGCCAAGGCGCTCGCGACGACCGCGTTCGTCCCGCAGGCGATGCGCAACCCCGGCGACGCGACCGCCGCGATCCTCATGGGCGACGAGCTCGGCCTCTCCCCGCTCGCCGCGCTCCGCTCGATCTACGTCGTGCACGGCACGCCCGCGCTGTACGCGCGCAGCATGGTCGCGCTCGCCCAGTCGCACGGGCACGAGATCTGGACCGAGGAGTCCTCGGACGCGAAGGTCGTCGTGTGCGGCCGGCGTCGCGGCTCGGAGAAGGTCGAGCGCTCGGAGTGGACGATCCAGCGCGCACAGAAGGCGGGCTACACGTCCAACAAGAAGTACGCCTCGAACCCGCAGGAGATGCTCTACTCCAAGGCCGCCGGCGAGGTGGCTCGGAAGATCGCGGCCGACACGCTCGCGGGCATTCCGTACTCGGTGGAGGACATCGAGCTCGGCGAGCAGCCGACCGTGACGGTGCAGCGCGAGCCGGTGAAGCGGACGGTGGCGCGCAAGGCGAAGGTCGCCGCCCCCGCGCCCCGGGCGAACACCGACCCTGACCCCATCGACGTCACCGACGCCGAGGTCCTGCCGGACGAGGAGCCGGAGGGCGACGTGCTCACGGACCGCACGCGCGGCCGGATGTTCGCGCTCTTCGCCGAGCAGGGCATCGAGGACCCGGACGTCCAGCGGTCGGGCATGTCCTCGATCCTCGGGCGCGCCGTCGCGTCGCGGTCGTCGCTCACGGAGGCCGAGGCGCGCGAGGTCATCGCGTCGCTCGAGGCTCGGCAGTCGTGACCCCCCTCGAGCGCTGGCGCGCGCGTCAGGCCGTCATCGACCGGGCGCGCGCGTCGGCCCTCGCGGCCGCCGCGTTCTTCCACGGCGCGGCGGCAGGGCGCATCGCCGCCCAGTACCAGTCCTGACAGCCCGGCCCTCGCGCCACACGGTGCGGGGGCCTTCGTGATGAGAGAGAGTGACCATGGCGACACGCTTCCACGCAGCGTGCTCGACGTGCGGGTGGACGGGCGGGCCGTACCGCTCCCAGCGCATGGCCGACTACGCGCACTCGCGACACTCGTGCGAGCGGCAGGCCCGGCAGCGCGCGGCCTACGAGCGGTCCATCAAGCGTGACGCGCAGATCGACCGCACGCCGATCGACTGCGCCCACCCTCGTGCCCGCCACCAGCACGGCACCTACGCGGCGTACACGCTCGACCGCTGCCGGTGCGTGCCGTGCTCGGCGGCAGCCTCGGAGTACGGCCACAGCCTCCGCCGCCGTCACGCCTACGGGCAGACGACGGCGGTCGACGCCGAGCCGGTGCGCGCGCACATCGAGCGGCTGCGCGCTGGCGGCA